GTACAATTGCACGGGCAAAACTATTTCGCTGGGCCAAACATTCCACGTGATTTATCATATGAAGCCAACCGGGTTGCTAAGCAAAAGGAATCAGATGCTGGGGTAGCTTCTAAATTGAAAAGAAAACCAAAATTTTAAAAAAGATATGAGTAATTCAGATAATAAAATGAATAAGGAAATTGGAAAACTCAGGGAAGAAATGAGTGAAGAATTTCTAGAACTTAAAGCAGAGGAAATACTTTCCCCAAGGGGAGTAATGAAAAAGATTATTGAATCAAATCCTAATTCAGTTGATAATAAAGAAATAACAGCCTTGGAACATTTAAAGGCTTTCATTGAATATCTACGTAGTTCTAAGCCTTTAATGGAAGATGCAAAAAAGTTTCTAACTGTTACGAATCAAGAAGAATGTAAATACGTAGGTAGGCAATCAGTTGAAGGTGCCATTAATGGATTGTACGGAGTTCTTCAAACATGTTTGGTTACTTCTATCACTGAATCCCCTGCCCAACCGAGTCCCCTTGTAAGGGATTGTAAAATTAAACTCTCTAATATTCAACAGGTGTTGGAAATAGGATGCCGGCTTGTAAAAGAATCAGGTGTTAGACATCCTGATCCTAATGGTAATTGGGGAGTGAATGCAGCAAGTTTTAAATACATAAAATAAAATAACATGAAAAAAGGAAAATCAACGTTTCGAGGAAAAGTCAGTGGGAAAGCCACTAAGCAAGCAAATCAAGGTAGTTCATATGGATACCTAAATCTGCCAAAAGGGGTTTCAGTATATGCCCCAACTCCAGGTTCTACAGAGAAAATTGACATTTTACCTTATACAATTACTGACCAAAAGCATCTTGATTTAGATGCCGATTTAGGTATTGAAGTTGGTGAATTATGGTATAAAAAACCATTCAAAGTTCACCGTGGAATCGGAGCAGATAATGACACAATTGTTTGTCCTACCACTTTTGGTTTAAAATGCCCTATCTGTGAGTATCGAAAGAAAAGGGCAAGTGAGAAAGCAGACAAAGATGAACTGAAAGAATATAACACCAGCAATCGAAATTTGTATGCTGTTATTCCTATTGATGTAAAGAAAAAAAAGGAGGAAATTCATTTGTTTGATTTTTCAGGTTATCTTTTTCAAGACCTGTTGAATGAGGAACTTGAGGAAGATGATGCAAACGAAATTTTCCCGGATCTTGAGGAAGGTTTAACCTTAAAAATAAGATGGGCTGAGGAAGTGTTTGCAGGTAATAAATTTGCAGAGGCGAAAAAAATAACATTTCTAAAACGAGATGAGGCCTATGATGAAAGCATACTTGATGATGTTCCAAATTTGGATGAATGTTTAATTCTGCTTTCTTATAAACAAATTGAAGCCAAGTTTTATCAGGTGGATCCTGATGAAACCGATACGGAAGAAAAAAAGGAAACTAAAAAACATTCCACAGCTTCCTCAAAAACGAAGTCCCATAAGAAACCAAAGGAGGATGAAGAAGAACCTTTCAAAGATGACGAAGATGAAGAAGAAAAGGACGAAAAACCAAAGTCCAAAAAGAAACCATCAAGAAAGGTCGAAGTTGCAGAAGAAACTGAACTTGAATTAACCTGGGATGACTTAGCTGATATGGAGGAAGATGAACTGTCTGAAGTTAATGAGACAAAAGATTTAGGCATTGATTTCGAAGATTATAATGATGAAGATGAAATCAGGGAAGCTATTGCTGAGGAACTGGGAATTGAAAAACCAAAAAAGAAATCAGCCAGTAAACCTTCCAAGCCTGGGACTTCAAAAACATCTTCAGGGAAATGTCCTCACGGTCATCAATTCGGAGTAGATACTGATGATTTTCCAGACGATTGTGACGATTGCAAAGTATGGAGTCAATGTACAGATAAAAAGGAGGAGTAAACAATGATTAACATTATTTTTAAAAAGAAAAAGGAAACCAGCATAAAGGATTCAAAAAAGGTTTTGGGGGCATATTTGCCCCTAGCCTTAATTGAGTTTATTACATTATGCTCTATTGACCAAGGGATTTCAGTTGTGTCAATAATAGAAAGACACTTAAATGATTTCAAAACCAACAAAGAAAAAGATGGTATTGATATCAACTATCTTATTAGTTCTCTAATTGCTACTGCAAAGGATAAGTATATTGAGGACGTAGTAAAGAAAAAAATGATTAAAGTAGATAAGTTTTTTGCCCAACTTCGAAAAGAATTATCTACCAATATCAGTGAACAGCGGGTTGAATTCATAATTAATAAAGTAAAAGAATATGCAGAGGGCAAATAAAAAAGTCATTCCATCATTAAGTTCTCAGGTTAAAAGGCATAGCCTTTCTAAATCAAAGGAGGAAGAACAACCTAACAATTTCAAACTTTCTGATTTAGTTCCTATGGGCAGCACTTTATTAAACCTCGCCATGTCCGGTACTATACACGGAGGGGCACAAAAAGGTAAGTTTATAAACATAATTGGTGAAAGCCATGGTGGGAAAACAGTACTTGCATTGACTTCATTTGCTGAGGCTAATAAAAAAGAATCCTTTGATGATTATGCTTTTGTATATGATGACGTTGAAAGGGCTAATGCCTTTGACATGCCATATATGTTTGGAAAAGAAACAGCTGAAAGAATTCAACCCGCCAGACCTGATAAGGATGACCAACATAGTGAAACTATTCAGCACTTTCAAGCTAATATTCTCCATTGGTTGAATAAGAAAAAGCCTTTTATCTACATATTAGATAGTTTCGATGCCTTGGATGCGTTGGAAGATCAAAAGAAAGTAGATGAGATGGTGAAGGGTATTGAAAAAAACAAAGAAGTTGCCGGCACATACGGTATGGCTAAAGCTAAAGGAGCATCTGCTATACTTCGTGGTATTACTAGTAAATTGGCTAATACTCAAGCCGCTTTGTTTATTATATCCCAAACGAGGGATAATGTTGACCCAATGTCTTTCCAGAAAGAAACACGCTCAGGGGGACGGGCTTTAAAATTCTATTCCACCCATGAACTATGGTTAAAACATGTAGGGGACATAAAAAAGAATGAAGTAATCATTGGTAACCGGGTAAAAGTCAAAGTGTCAAAAAGTAAATTAACTGGTAAAGTACGTGAGGCCAGTTTTGATGTTTATTATGATTATGGAATTGATGATATTGGTAGCTGTATTGACTATCTTATTAAGATGGAACGGTGGTCAGGCGGTGGTAGTGCTAAAATTGATTTTGGTACAGACTTTTCTTTTTCTTCATGTACTAAAAGCAAGCTAATTAATATGCTTGAATCCCCAGGATACTATCAGAAACTTCAAAAGCTGGTAGAAATAGAATGGAATCAATTTGAAGACAATCTGAAACTTAACAGAAAAAGAAAGTACCAATAATGATACGGAGTGCAAAAAAATACGGTTTTACAGTTCTTTGCCTTGATCCCTCTATTACTGCATTTGGTTGGGCTGTAATGCGACAAAATGAATTAATTGATTCCGGTTGTATTAAAACAGAACCATCTAAGGCTGTTCTTCACATTCGAAAAGGGGATGATAGGTGTCGAAGGATTAATGATATATGCTATGTTCTGAATAAAAAAATAAAAGAACATAGCATATGTTATGTAGTATCAGAACAACCCCATGGAAGTCAATCTGCCAGTGCTGCAATAATGATTGGAATTACACTTGGTTTAATTGTAGCAATATGTAATACTATTGAAATTGGAGTAGAATGGTATAGTGAAGGGGAAAGCAAAAAGAATTTACTTGGAAAAGCATCTGCGACTAAATTAGAGACACTACTTGCTATTGATAAATTGTATAAAGTTCCTAAAACTAAAGGAATAGCAAGAAACAGAAAAGGAGAGGTTATTGCGCTATGGTCTGGAATATCTTATATTGATGAGGCTGTAGCAGATGCTTTATCTGTTTATCATATTGCTAAAAAAGAAAGTTCATTTATAAAAGCTATGTTAAAATGAGACATGTACCCGGTTATTACACGATGTCGTATGGAAAATATAAAGGGGATAAGTTTGAAGATATTCCTGCTGAATACCTTCTTTATATGTTAAGCATTGGAAAATTATTTGGAAACGTAAAAGATTACGTTTTACAAAATAAAGAAACCCTTGAAATTCAAGATAAAAATGATAAAAAAGGTATACATTGAAAATTTTCAAAGTCACAAATCTTCTGAGTTAGAATTTGATAAAGGAGTGAATGTGATTATTGGGGAATCTGATAGTGGTAAAACCTCTATACTGCGAGCATTAAAATGGGCTATCTTTAACCGACCTGGAGGCGAAGATTTCATAAGTAACTGGGGAGGGGAATGTAGTGCAACTATTGAATTAGATAATGGAACTTGTATTTCCAGATGTAAAGGAAAGCATAATAAGTATGAACTTAATGATATGGAATTCCTTGCCTTTGGGCAGGACGTTCCTGATGAAATCAAGTCTATGCTTAATATGAATGATATTAACATTCAACAACAGATGGATAGTATCTTTCTATTGAGTAAAACGTCCGGCGAAATTACTGCTTATTTCAATAAGATTGCTAAACTTGATAAAATTGATATTGGGAGGAGTAATATTGATTCAGCAATTAAAAAGATAAACCAAAACATCTCCTCAAGTACTTCTATTATTGAAAACAAAAATAAAGAATTAATTCAATTTGAAAATTTAGAAAGTCTTCAAAATGAATTGGATTCGTTAATCAGAAGGGAAACAAAGCTCACCGAAATTCAAACTAAAATTAGCAAGGTATCTAAATTGATTACCTCCTTTGAAAACAAATCCATTGAAATCAAAGAAAAATCAAAGATACTTGAAACTGAATCTTTAATAGATGTCTTAATTGAATTGTACACTTCCCAAAAGGAGAAAGCAGATAAAGCGCAAAGATTGAAAAAAATAGCCTTGGCGTATTTCTATAAAAAACAATCCATTGAAAAACTGGAAAAAAAGATATTGCCGGAAATGGATATTGAAGAACTGATTAAACTAGTGGATAAATCGAAAATCAATAGGCAACAATTGATTAACATTCGAAACTTATATAAAGATATCACTTCAAACTCTGAAGCTCAGGAAACCACATTAAAATCGATTTCTGAAAAAGAAAAAGAATACAAAAAGAACTTTCCAGAAATTTGCCCTTTGTGTGATACCGTTTTACCTCATAAACACTAAATACTAAAATTATGAAAATATTAAAAATCAGAAGAGGTTTTACAGAAATAAAAATTCTATTTGAATTAGCTGTAAAAAATAATTGTATTATTTGTGGAGGGTACGCTAGATATTGTGCATCCCCTCAATCTATTAAAAACATTATACCAGCAAAGGATGTGGATTTATTTCCAAGGACAGAAGAAAGTTGTGCTAATTTATTAAAAGACTTGCGACAATTGGGGTTTAAAATTAAATATGAAAATAAAATAAGCTATACCATGGAACCTAAAAAGAAAAATGTGGATAGTTTAAATCATATTCCTACTCCTCAAATTATTAAACCCGTTAAGGAAGGCCATATTGTTTCAGTAGGTACAATGGAAGAAATTTTAAACAACTTTGATTTTACAGTTGTCCGTGCTGGTATCATATCAGAAACTGAAGTAATGGTGGATGATGATTTTGAAGTTGATGAATTCAATAAAAAATTACAATTAAAAAATATACATTGTCCGATAA